ATAACTACCTCTTTAAATTAACTATTCAAATCAAAAGATATATTTTTTATATCTTTGTCATAAACTCCATCTTTTGGGTTTATTAAATTTTCTATATCTTGCTTAGAAACCTTTACCTTTATTAAGGATTTTGCTCTTTCAGACAATGTCTCTATTTTTCTGTGCAACTCGTGTCCCTTTGCACTTTTTAGAAGATTATAAAATATATTATACATCAAAAGCCTCTCTTGTTAAAAAAATCTTCCAGATTTTTACTATCATCGTCTGTTTTTTTGCCCAAATCATCAATTAATTCTGCCTGCTTTTCGTCTATGTAGCTAATCTTTCCATCCAAAATATTTGAGTCTACATCAAGTTTTTCATTCTCATCTTCTAATGTTTTTATGTTTTTTTCAGACTCAGAAACATTTTTTTCGGAATTTTTTCTAACAAGAAAAAGGATGCCGAGTATAGATATAATACCTACAATTATACTAACAAATATTCCATAAACTGTTTTAAAGAAATTCTTTATTTTTAACCAAAGCTCTTCCATGTTACTTATTCCTTTAAATCATCTTCCTGATTATTCTGTGCGCCTATGCCGTATTCCTTGCTATCTATAAACTTTCTGTCGGTCCATCTTCTTGAAACATAAGCTCCAAATGTTGCTGCCAAATATGCAGTCATAGTTCCTGTGTCTAAAAGCTGGAAAGATATAGATTGACCTCCTGCAAATATTAACTCTTGTATTGTTGATAGCAGTATGTTTAGCGAAACTATTATAAATGCAATTGTTGCAAATGTTAACATTGCATCTCTTTTTCCTGAACTATTTTTTAACCACATTTTTTCTCCTCTACCACTCTTTTGTGTATTTTAAATATTGATATATATCTGTTTTTTCTAGTCTCTTTAATCTGACTCTTTGCCTTGTGTAGTTACGGCATATTGATTTTTCTCTTGATACATCTAGTACCTCGTAAAAGTATTCTGCATCATTAGTATAATCAAACCTAAGTATTACGTCCCTATCCCTTATTGTAGGGTAAGGTAAAGTCCAGCATGACGGTTCGTACATTATGTTGTAGCCTTTATTCAACGTTAACTTTAGATCTTCAACTGTATCTGCAAAGCTTAACTGAAGCCTTGTATCGCTTCTTTTTTTGTTAATAAATTGATCGAATCCGTCAACAAAGCCAGTTCCAAAGCAGGCTAGGCAGGTTTTTTGCCTAGGGTGTCTATTGTTGTTGTTTGAGCAAGAGCATGTAACTCCCGTCCACTTTCTTTTAAATAGAACGCAGGGCTCCCCAGTTTGGTCTAATAAAACCTCTTCTCTTGCTACCATTCTATCAAAAATGCTAAACCCCCTGAATCCATTGAAGTCGCCACCAAGATATGACCCACAATCATCTTTTCCGTTCAAAGTTAGCTTGGGAAGGTGCCTATGATATCCGCAGTAGTCGTACGATTGATTAAATTTTTTATCCTGATCTTCATAGTTTGTTACTAAAGATCCAACCAAATTTCTCTCTGTGCCAGAGTACTCCTCTGAGTAAGTTGGTGTCACCGAAACTATATTTAGATTTGAATCTTGGCATGCCAAAAAAAGTTTTACCGAGTCTCCATCTATAAACACCCCAGCGCTAGTTTCATTTAGACCTCTCCCCGAAGGGTCTATTATAAAGGAGTTGTCGCTAGAATTTATTGATGTATATTTTACAACTTCAGAGTCGCCTAGTACCAGCAAGCCTTTTTCCGGATACCCTTCTGTGCTGCTTACTTTTAATACCAAATCATCTGATGAAAATAAATCTGAAACAGTTATTTCTTTTGGCACAGAATAAGTGTTTTCATATATAGTTGATAAATTTTCAAAAGAAAAAGCATCAGCATAAGTTTCTAGTATTCTGTTTAAAACATAGATTTGCTTTCCCGGAGAAAAATCGGTTAAAACTATTTCATTGTTTTCTCCGGGTATAGTTATGCAGCTAGGAACGCTGTCCAAGATCTCTAATCTTTTTTGGGATACATATGTTAAAACGTAAGAGTTAGAGTTACTAATTCTTTTAAAAACATCTTTCCATTTTATTTTTATAGATTTGCCATCTCCAACTGGAGCCGCCTCAATTATCCTGAATTTATTTATAGGGCTAGGAGGGAATATTGGGGGGTATATAAATTTTTCTAGATTAATATTAAATTTTATATTTTTATAAAGCTTATTTTCGTTTTCATTACTTACGCTTATGCTAAAATTATAGGGGCCGTTTCTAAAATATTCATCTGGAGTAATTCTCACAAAAAAGCTTTTTGAGTATTTTGTCAATTCTGCAGTTCCAGAGCTATAATCTTCTGAGGCTAAGCCAGATTTTATTATTTCTGTATCATTTAAATTTATAGCAAGGCTGTTGTAATCTATATTATAATCATAGTCCTCTACAGATATATATAAAATTTGATTTTTTGTTATAACCCCACCATTTTCGAAGTTTGAATCTAGTATTTTGGGGCCAAGAGAGTCCGTTTTAAAACTGTAGTTTTTATATATTTTTTGCCCTAAAGACGTCTCTCCTATGATTGATACATCTATTACTTTATTATTTTTAAATTCAAAAGTTGGATCGACTAATATATTCGTAGAGTCTTCATCTTCAGAGTACAAAGAGAAGTCTCCTGCGAATCTCCTCATAAAATCAGAATTTATAAAAGCTATCTCTCCATTTATTTTAACTTTAAGCTTTGATTTATCTATTTTGGAATTTATTGAAAACTCAATAAACGTATCAGAGCTAACTCCCTTCTCTTCCGCTGTCGGGTTTATTGGTATTATTACTGTCATCGTCAATCCCCTCTGTGAGTTCTTTTAGCTTATTTTTTCTTTTTGACTTTGGATACTTATGAAACTTTATAAGTTTTTTCGCATACTCTACAGCCTTACCTTTACCTTCTTCATTATTACTATTATTATTAGCATCAAATTTTATTTGTTGTTGAAAAGCCTCCACTTCATTTGGATCATCTAAATAGTTTTTTCCTTCATCGCTTTCCTTTAGTCCATCCATATGTTGAAATACATGAACCATTTCGTGAACCACGTATCTCATTATTATAGAAAATGGTTTCCCTAAAAGCTTCCAGTTTAGCCTAATTGAGCCATTAATTGTCTGAGCAGAAACCTCTAATTCTGGCACAAAATCTATTGGTATGGCATCTATAATATCTAAAGATTTATTATATTGATTAAATAATTCTACAAAAAAATCATCTTCTTTTATAGAATCTTTTATTTTTATCAAAACATTGTCTTTTTCATTTTCAGTGTATTCTAATTTAGATTCTTTGTAAATATAGTATTTCATTTTTTCTCCAAGAATAAATCATTTAGAGATTCTACACCAAAAATCTCGGCAGTCTTTACCAAGAATTTTGTTTGCTCTAATTTAGATATTTTTTCTTCAGCTTTTTTTATTAAATTTTTCAAACCCAATATTTCAAACTCAACCTCCTCTTTTGATCTTGGAGATTCATAGCCTACATAATTAATGTTGCAGTTTTCCGGCTCTCTCATTTTTAAATAATCCTCCTAGCTCTAAGGTGCCTAAGTCTAGTTACAGCAGGTGCTGCGGACCCCAAGTTGGTAAAAGTTCCGTAGCCAACCGGCCCAGGCCTTATATTGTTTTTTATAAACTTAAGTCTTTCTCTGTAGCTACTAAGCCAATTGTTATAGTGAGAAGACAAAAAGTCTCCAAGTTGCGGAGGCTGATAAGATATGCCGCCATCCGATATCGAAAAGTCTCTTCCCTTTTCTAGCAGAGATTGAGACGCCAAGGCTACTATGTAGGCTCCCTCTACTAAAAGCTGAGCAAAAGTAGTAAATATTGCTCTATCTGCAAATGAGTATTGCGTAAAAAATGGTATCATATTAAATTCTGATAATGCTTGACATAAAAAACAAGCAAGTATTTCGTCGCTAAAGACATTGCATTCCTCATATATATGATTTCCATATCCATCATATTTAAACGCTCCAAATTTATCTCTAAGCGGCTTCTTTCCATTTGATCTTAGCCTGCATTTTAAATACTTAAGAAGAATATTTAGTCCAGACAACTCTTCTTCTGAAAAGTCAAACTCCACTGCATCTCCAAGTTTTACAGATCCGGTGAAGTCAGAGAGGTCTCCTTCGTCTAAAACTAAAAAAGAAAAATAGTTTTTTAATGTTATCCCGTCCAATTTTGTAGTCCAATAATCTTCCCAAAGCCCCTCTGCTACATCGTCATCTAGGTTATAGTAATAAACATAAAGACCTTTGTCTAGCCTTGTGACGTCATCTGAGGTTTGTTCTACAAGAATTTTTCCTTGAGAATTTTTTATTTGAATTTCTGGAGTTGAGTCAGGATCTTCTTCTGATCCGGATGAATCGTAATATTGAATTTTTAGAGCTACCGTAGTACCCCTGAAGGCCTGAGATCTTTCTGATGTTGAGGTTGACATATTTATAATCCTTTTGCAGATGGTCTAAATTTTTCAGAACTTTCTTCGCCGGAACTTTCTTCGCTACTAGAGCTATCAGAAGAGCTACTGCTTACTGTTTTTGCTCCGGATGAGCTTAGAGTCTCGGATGAGGAGCTATTAGAGGCAGAAACTGATTCGGGTTTTGAACTCATAATAACATATGAAGGCTTTGCGGTTGGAATAGAACTTGAACTTGATGTACCCGAAGCGCTAGATATAAAAAATGTGTCTATTTGAGAAAACGAAGAACCCGATATTGTTACAGAGAATACGACTATGTAGCTTCCTTTATCTTCTGGTATGTAATCTAAATAATAAATAGAGTACGACTTGTCTATTAGAGTCATATCTTTTGGAAAATCTGAATCAGATGATAAGTCTGGCTTTATTATTTTTTTTATTACAGCGCTATCTACATTTTCCGAAGGCACTCCATCTTCTAATATCTGAAGGGGTATTCTTACTGTGGACCCTAATGCAAAATTTCCTAGTGACATAACTTGAACCTAATAATAACATAATACAACCTAACTTAAGATTACTAACATAATACTAAATAATAATATAAAATATACATTGGACTAATTGTCTTTAACATATGTTGCTACAATAGAGTCTATTCCTTTTTGTATAATAGATATATAGTCACTATTAAGCGTAAAGCCTAAGCCATTTTCAAATTCCGTTATATCTGTAGAAATCTGAAGTCCATTTAAATAGACACAAAGGGTGCCTTTTTTAAATTTGTTTGTTATATTATACCTTACTTTTTCATCCTCAACACTATCTGTTATATCTTCAACAACAAAAGACAAAGTTACATTGTTTGCTATATTATTAATAACCGTAGTGTTGCTATTTATCTGATCAATTGTTTCGTTAGAAACAGTATTAAACTTTGAATCTTCTAAGAATATATCCACATACTCTTGTTTTCCAGTAGCTTTATTTGTGCTCAAAACTCTTTGAGTTATAGTTCCGGCGACTTCATCTATTACTGGTCTAGAAGAAATGTTGATTGTAGTCATACTTATACCTTAAAAAAAATGCCAACGGTGGCAAAATGCCACCGTTGGACTTAAATAAATTATGTTGCGTAATAAATAGCTATTGTGTCAGAGCCATCAGTTTCTAAATCAGCCTGCAAAAAATACAATCTCTTATTTGCGGTATCAAGATGGAAGTCGTTTCCAACTCCAGCACCACCAAGGGCAGCTCCAGGTGCTCCAGAGCTAGATGCTCCTGTTTGACAAATTCCATTCAAGAATACCTGAAAGAATGTTGCATTGTCAGCAGCAGTATTTAGAGCAAAGTAAGAATGGTTTACTCCACCAATACTTACGCCATTTGTTCTTGCGTTAGAACCACTATCATTGTCCAGGAATTTCTCTTCATTTATATTCAATATAATTTTTTGAGATGCGATACCTAGACCGTGAGAAAGATCTGCGCTCAATGTGTTTCCAGTTTTAGATATTCCATCTCCAGCAATAATGCTTCCCAATCCAGTAAATTGAACAACAACCACAGGATCATTGTTAAGGCTTGTTATATCCGAAGTTACAACATAGCCTTCATCTGCCTGAGTAGTTCCCGACTGAACAAAGACTGCAGCTTGAGTTAACTCTGAAGCAGAGTTTGCGTCAAGAACTCTTTCAAGAGTTCCGTTGGCAGCCCCAACATTAGTATTTAAGTTTTGCGCTACACCTTCTGCGAAATCAGCAAAGTCAGAAGAGTTGATACTTCCACCATTTCCAGTTATATCACCAACAGTAACTGCCGCTCCAGTAGATTCTCCTGTATACACTTTTGACAGAGGGAAGAAGATATCTATAGCTCTAACAAGCTCTGCCGCAAAAACATCTGCGCCAGACATTCCTTGTATGTCAACTATGGTTTGACCGCCGACTACGCTACCAGTTGGACCATTACCACCTGTGTTATCAAACTTAAATACTTCGGAAGTAGAGTCATGTAACGTTACAGTAACCAAGTTGCCATTCATATTTCCATTAGCAGTTTCAGTTATAGTCAAAGTTCCCTTGTTATATGAAGAGTTTCCTATTGCTTTAACGTAATAAATTCCGTTTCTGCCTTCGTTGGCTCCAGATTCATTTTTAATGAGAACCCTGTCATTCAATCCTGCTCTGTGACCATCAAGGTCCCAGAAGGCTCCTGCGTTTTGAACAATTCTACCGTTATCAGTATTGTTGAAGGTAACGTTTGTTAAACCACCCGTAGAAGCTGCAACAACAGAATCTTTCCAAGAAACACCGTTTATAAGTCCATCAATATAAGACTTTGGCATTACAGAGTTAGCGCCCACACTTGTTCTCGCATCATAACCAGCCGGAAGGTCTACTGCACCCTGTCCATGCGGGCTCAAGGTAATTCCGTTGTTGCCACCAGAAGTAGCAAAAGCAAGAACACTAGATCCAGTTATTGAACCATTTGTAGTTCCAGTACCACCATCTGCAACTGCAAGAGTACCAGTGATTGAACTAGCGCCCAAGTCTAATGATATTTTATTGGTATCAATTACCAGACCACTATTAGCCTTTAAATCTGCAGCAATAGATAAGGAACCATCCCCTTCTGTTTTTGCTATACCATCACCAGCACCAAGTGCTGCAGCAGCAGGACCACTAGTACCGCCAATAAGGATTTGTCCATTCGTATCCATGACAGCAGCTTGAAGAGTATCGGCGCCAGCATCTTGAGATATAATTACTGCTTTATCAGCAAATGAATTAGCGTTAGTTCCACCTTTAGCGACTGGAACTAGCCCGTCTATAGTATTAGGATCTACCGACCTAATCTGTTCTTTTTTAATTTGTAATGTAGCCATTTTATTTCTCCTATTTTGTTTTTTATAGCTTTGTATTTAACCAATGAAGAAACTTTAATTTATACTTTGATGTAGGGTAAACAATCTTACCATCTCTTATGACAACTGAGCTTTTCGGAGGCCATATTTCGCAATCTTTGCTGACCCTGACTACATCTAAACTTCTGCCTTTTTTATTTACAGTTGTTGCAGAAGATGAAAAAAATCTTACATCATACATCGCAACGCCTTTATCTTCGGAGATGTCAACTACGGCAACCATAGTTCTGGAACCGTCTTCATACTCAATTATATCTCCAACACATGGTGCGATGACATATTCTTCATGATTTGACTTGAACCAAAACTTTTTAAAAAAACCAATAATACTTTTTATCATATAAATCTCTTAAATTATGTATACATCATTTTTTTGAGCATTTTTAAATTACTATCAAATCTATAATATTCAGAATTTATAAATTCTAGCTTATATTCGTCCGCTCTATCTTCCGGATCTCCTATTTCAAAAAAGTATTTTCCTGAGTCAAGCCTCTTTGCTTTAACCAAAGGAAGGCCTTTCGTTATCATATATGCAGCTAACGCTAAGTCTGATGTCTTAAAAGTTTTATTTTCGCTCATTATTTTATCCGTGTATACCTTATGTAATTATAACAGCAATAATCATTTCTGTGTAAACTTATTTTTTTGGACTCATAACAACTGCTCTGTCTAAAGATATCTCGCTCATAATAGTATATCCCTTATCTGTGTAATTGCCTTTGTCGCTATTAGTTCTTTCATTATCTCTATTTTCTTCGAAGATAAACTGCTCAGATGATGGCTTCATAGAAGATATATCTTCTTCAAAATCAAAGAAAGTATCGAAGACATCATTTGGATGAGCTTCTTTTGTTTCCTTTATTTTGTTAACATCTCTTCTTGAAAAACTTTTTAAGCTTCCTATTTTTTTAATAGGAGAAGCTTTTACAAAAACCTGCCTTTTTCTTAATTGCTTAGGAGTCATCTATATCCCTCAATTATATTACTTAAAATTAATATAAAATTACATAAAACAGCAAAATAAAAGGCCCCAGATTTTACTCTGGGGCCGGTTGTTAAGGTAGAACCTTATCAATTTTAAGAATTAAATCTTAAAAGATTAGCTTACACCACCCGAAGCAACGCCTCTAGGGTTAACTATACCGATACCAACGATTTCGGAAACAACCCATCCAAGCTTAAGTTGCTTAGGTTCATCAGCAGGAAGTACCTCTATGTCTTGTCTTACTGGCATTACACCAACAAACTCTGGGTCAGCTACGGCAAAAACGGTATTTGCCGGAACAACCTTAGATACTACGATGTCTGCACCGTAAATATGTCCATAAAGACCAGTCTGAAGAAGCTCTCTTTGAGTCACTGGGTCAACTTGAGATGCACCAGCACCACCAGCAGATTCCCATCCAAGAATATCAGTAAACTGATTGATGTTCATAAAGTACTTTGCAGTAACCAAGTCCCATCTATCAATAGTTCTTTTTAACGCAAGAAGACCGTGCTTAGACAGGCTTGCATTTGGAACCGCAGATGCTGTACCACCCGCCAACAATGCGTCTGCCGAAAGGTTAGAGATTTTTTGGTTTTCGCCACCAGTGTTATCGCCAGCGAAAGCCAATGCCGCAAAGATGTTAGCATCTTCTTGAGCTTGAATTTCTTGTCTAGCTTTTTGCTGAGCTCTGTCCACAACATTAAATCTTCTTCTTTTCACTTCAGCAATTCTCACTGTAGGATTAGAAACGATTTCAAATTCTGGAACAGTTACCCTGTCACCAAATACTCTTGACTCAGGAGCAGTACCATTAGAAGATACAACTACTGCAGCAACATCGATATCTCTATCGTAAACTGGAAGAGCGCCTTGTGGAAGAGGATCTACAACGAGAGCCTTTCTACCGACACCTTGATAGTCAAGGTTTCTTCTAATTGGGGTTGCCATAGCTTGACCAAGGGCAATTTTGCCTTCTTGAGTCATAAGTGCTTGCTTAATCATATCATCTCTCTGCTCATCAGAAAGAGTAGTTCCTTGCGCCTGAAGTCCACTTGAAGGCTGAAGCTCTTCAATAACGGAGGCGTATTTTACGATTTGTGAAAGTGCATCTTGAACGTTTGAAGCGTTAAGTTCACCATGATTGTTAAATATATTTTTACTCATTTTAATTATCCTCCTAATTATGGTGCGGCGCTAGTAAAGTTAGCGGTGTAAATGTGAGCGCAAGAGCCAACAAAGTGTACTGCGTCATAAGACTTTGCAGCTGAGGCTGTAGCAGCAAAAGAGGTTGTTGAAACCAAAGATTCATCATTAACTTTGCCAATCATATAGCCACATATTCTATGAGGATCAGCAGTGGTGTCATTTCCTTGGAATTCCATAGACCCAAAATGCTCTGTTTGTGCTGGGTTATCCCACTTTCCTGCGGTTGTAAGACCAAATGTCAAAGGCGCATTTACTGTTGTAGTAATGGTAATACCATTTTCCCATGCATCTGTTGTGCCTCCAACGCCATCTGTTGCGTGACCAGCAGTAAGTCCATAAAGACCTTCTTGGTGCCAAGCAGTTACCTTTCCAGAAGCATTAGATGTGTTCGGACCGATAACAACTGCTCCAGATTTAGAGGTTGCTTGTCCGGCAATTGCACCAATTAACTCTCCAAACTGAGTTCCATATCCTTTAATGCCTTCGTCACATATATAAATAGGTCCAACGGGCGCTTCTGCTGATGCCGTACCAATTGTTCCTGACGCCAAACTCATTTCAACGTTTGGTGATTCAGAACCAACGTCTGCTGCAGTTCTCTGATCTGAGCCGCCGACAACGGCTAGCTGTCCGATTTCTCCGCCAGACAAATTGGTATAAGCATCGTCTGTATCCCAGGAAAACTGACCAATTGGTCTGAGCCCTGGTTGTAAAATTTTTAATGCCATTTTTAATTCTCCTTAAAATGTTTTAAATTTTGTTTTTTAATTTTGTTTTTAATTTTATAATAACTTTTACTTGTTCAAATGTTTTCTCATCCAAGCATATCTTCCCATGAAATTTCCAGTTGGATCCCTCTTAGCCACTTCCAAGGACTTCTCCTTTTGTTCGTGACCATTTTCAACCACCCCTCCGTCATTATGACCGTCAGAAAGCTTTATAGATTTTGGATGAGCGCTATTAGTAATATCTTTAGCGTCTTGCTCAATTGTCAAGCTCATGAGATTCTTTCTATCGTCTCTTAGCTCAGACCTTCTCATAGTTTCTAGCTTCATGCTATTATAAAACTCTTTAAGAAGAGGATCAGAATTGCTCAAACCCATTATGGCGTCTTTATAATACTGATCAGAATTTGATTTTTTCATAATTAACTCTCTATTATTAATAGATTTTGATTTTTTCTTAATATTTTTTAATTTTTCCTTAGAGGTAACAAAATCATCAACAACAAAATCTTCATTGTTATTGAAAATAAAATCATCACTATAAAACTTTTTTCTTTTTTCGTACTTTGACTCTTGCTTATCTCTTTTTAAATACTCTTTAGACATTCCTTTGTGACGAGATTGAAGGTACTCTGTTATATATCTACTTAAAAAATATGCAAAGCTTGTTCTTATTTGATTTACTTCTGAATTTGAAGCACCTCTAGAATATAATTTTTCAAAAGTAATTATTTTGTAAATAGTCTTTATGGTGTGACAGTAATTTAAAGGCATAGTAAAAAAATTATAATCTTCAGTCATTTGTTGAAAAGCATTATGCTGAGCTTTTAAGGCTTGACCTTCCGCTTCATTTTGCAAATAATATGTCAACCCCAAATAATATTTTTTTACTTGATCTATGAATCCATTTTTGTTCAAATAAATATAAAAATGTCTCTGCCTATCATTATCTGTTCCGAATTCTTTTCCAAATGGAGTTCCTTTTTGGCTAACATTTAAGGTTTTCTTTACTTCTTTATCTATAAGCTCAAGCTTTTTTGGAGTTACTTTTCCGACCCCGCCATCAAATTTCACATATACTTGTGGAAGAGTAAACACCTCTTGCTCCTCTATGCTGATGACCATATCAGATTTATATGGCTGCCAACGAGGTGCCTGCTTAAAGTTAATTGCCGGCGCTCTTTCTGGAATAAACTTATTCTTATAAAACTTTTTAATAAACGCACTTCTTTGGCTGGCCATGTCAATTTGACTTCTAAGCGGCCTTATTATTTCCGCAAAAAGATTAAAAGGAATAGATATTCTTTCT